CTAACATCAGAGATTGTTATTGACATTTATTTTCACCGCCTTTCCATTGTCTGTAAATTTAATATTATGAATCAATTATAATCTACCTTCTAATGCTTGTCTTATAGAATCTGACAAGTTATCTCTAGTTGTTCTAGTTTCTCTTGGTGCTTTATCTGATAAAGTTGAAGTTTGTTCTGTGTATAATCCTGGTTTTTTAGCTTTTGTTAATTCTCTAGATTTCCATGCAGATAATTCATCATCATATTTAACTTTATAAGCTACTTTATAATCCTGAATACCTGTTTCGTTCATGTACTCTAATATTTCATCTACATCAAATTTAGGTCTGCCATCACTACCATCAAATTCTTTAGAATATTTGTTCATGCCATCTAATAGTTTTTCGGCTTGTCTAACTTGATTGTATTCTTGATTAAATCTATCTTTAGTGATTAAACCAAGTTCTTCTATGTCTTCTTTGGTTAAAAGACCTATTTTTTTAGCCGCTTCTTTAGCGAGCCTAACTTGCTCATCATCTTGGTAAGCTGGCTGTGTATTTTTTGTTTCAAATTCTTTAAACTTGCTTTCATAGTCTTGAATTTTCTGCTCATACTCTTTTATTAGCTGAGACTTTTTTGTAAATTCAGGATATACTCTGTCAATTTTTGTGTCGTATCTTTCCTCTGCTTCTTTGGCAAGTTTACCAAAGTTAACGAGTTCTTCTAATTGCTCTTGAGTATATTCTTCCTCTCCAAATTTATAATTTTGTACTACATCACGATCCTGGTCATTATTTTTTTCAAATAGTGCCATATATACCTTTCCTGACATCTCCTATAATAGGAATGTTCAATGAGGATTAACACCTCGAAACTTATACTGCTAATATATTAAAGGGTAATAGAGTTGCTGGTCAAATTTTAGGATATTTTTCTTTAATACTTGTAATATGTTCTTCCCACGTATTTGTACCATTAACTTTGTCCCAATAAATCATATCTAACTGACTACCTATTTCACCATATTCTCTTATTCTGTTTTCGTATATTTCAAGTATCTTGTCCCGTTCATTTGCTATTACAAGTGCATCTTCTAGTTCCTGCTGCGTGGGAGTTAAATCCTCCCCTGTTATATCATTTTTAACCACTCTTTTAGCACCACTAACAAATATTGGCGACTTATTATCTTTAAAAATTATTCCTACTGCTTTTATAAATTCGTTATTTGTCATATTCTTCTTATTTTAATAAATAAATAAATTTCATCATAACCTGTTGCATCTGTGGGAAATCCAAATCTTGCACCTGATGAAAAGTATTGAGCATAATGGTCAACCCTAAAAACATCTGTACCATTACTTGTTACTTTTCCAACAAGATGTGCATTTGTTCCACCAGCATAAGTAAAATTACTCCACTCACTTAAACCAACAATTTCATCTTGTGATTGTGTTTCATTGTATAGTCTTAACTTATTTACTCCAATTCTGTAAGATGGGCTTATAACTTCAATTATGTAATCTCCTGCATCTAACTTAAACGCATCTCTGCCTAATGCGTCCCAAGTAACATATCCTTCTGGGTCATAATTTATTGTGTTTATTTCTCTTTGATTCCAGCCTGTAACATGTTGTGGTTGTGCTGTATTCTCTGATACTGTGTGGGTTAATATTGCAACTCCCCTTTCATCTCTTACTTGTTCAAGTACACTTCCCATTTCCCACTTGCTTGTAGTTCCGTTCCAAATGAGGTTATCGTTGTTTGATAAATTGGTATCATCTACATCTAATAAACTATTAAGGTTTGTATTATAAGTAGGAGAATATATAGTTGAGCCATAATCATCTGTTTCTTCTTCAAAAACTGTTACAACAAATGTAATATCTAATGTGCCTCCACTAATATTTTTAATTGCACTTTTAGTTGTAGGGTATAAGTAATCGCCATCGTGATGTGCAAATAAAGCCCTGTCTGTCCCTGTTGTCTCGCTGTATCCATCATTTATTGGTTCTATGTAATTTTCACTTTGTGTTTCAACATCAAATATTGCATCTTTTGTTTGACTTGTCCAAGTACCACCATCTAATCCAAGCATCTCTCCACCAATATAACTCTGTGTTTTATCACTTGCCCATTGAACATAATCTGTGTCTGATTGACTGTCTGATGTTTCTAAAACAATCCAATATTTTGTAAAATCATTAACTTCTGGTACTAATGTGTAATTAAATTCTACCCAAGCAAAACTGCTTGTTAATGAACTTGCACTTATAGTTCCTGCTGTACCATTGGTTATTATCGTTCCACTTGGTTTGTCGGGTACTGTTAATGAATTGTTTGTTTGAATACTTACTGTAAGTGTTCCTGTTGGCGAACCTATCTTTTTTAAATACAATCTAATCTTCCCAACATTACCGTTGTTTGTTGGTTGAAATGATTGTGCAAGTTTTGTTAGTGTTACTGTTGCACCTACTGTAATTTTAAAATCACAAGTTCTTGTTTGTGTTGTCCAGCTTAATCCACCATTAACAGAATACTTACAAAGGTGTCCTGCATAAGTTGATGATGTATTACCTCTCCAACTGTGAAAAGTATTTGTTGCTTGTCCTACTGAGTGGAAGATAAGCCAGTATTTTGTACCACTTGTAACTATCGGCCCATCTATTTCTAGTGTGTTCTCTGAATTTGGTACAACAGTAAATGTTCCTGTTGCAAGTAATGTATCAGGATCATCTGAATTATCACTTCTAATCTCCCAAGTACAAGGAGGTGTTGGTGAGTTAAAGTCCGTACTAAATGGTACTGATATTTCTGTTATTGCACCATCTGCTGGTGCTGAAAATTGTTGTGCCTGTCTGTAATTTAAAGTATTTGAAAATGTACCAACTACTACATAAGAACCTGTTGCTGATATATCTAGATTACCACCTGCATACTCAGGTCCTTGTAATCCTAAGTTACTATCTCTATTGGTTTCATCATTTTCTGCAACTACTGTTGTTGTGGATTGTGCATTAACAAAACCATAAAGCCTTCTTCCATAACCTGTTACATCTGTTTGATGTTCTATAACTAATTTACCATCATCTGCTACATCATCTCGTTTCATATACTGAACGAATTGATTGTTAATAATGTGTAGTGATGTTGAACTTGTCGCTACTCCAATAAGTATTACTGCAATTTGGTTACTGCCTTTGTTAGGAACAGGTACTGTTTGTGTGTACCCACCTGCTGTGGAACTTGCATAAACTTCTTTATAGGGTGTTAGTCCTGTAAGTCCTGTTATCTCACCAATAACTGTAATTTCTCCTGTTGCATCTGTTGCTATGCCACCACTTTCTGTAACAAAACCTCTTAGCGAGTTTGTTTTAACAGGTGATGAGTCAATGTCTAACTTGTAACCTTTGCCATCATCAGGATCTATAAATATGTAATCTTTTTCTGCTAGTGTTTCTCCTGCTGTTATTGTTACTGTTGTTGTTGCAGTTCCACCGCCCGATGCATCTGCCCATTTAATTCCTGCTGATTGTGCTGAATCTGCTGTTAGTACTTGATCATTACTACCAACTCCTACATTTACCCAATCAGTTCCATTACTTGCAATAAGGTTTCCTTTTGTGTGGGTAAGTGCTGCAATATCTGTTAGGTCATCATCATATGCTTGAACCGATACACCAATATCAGAACTTGATAACCTGCTTTCAACAACCCATTTTGAGTTTGTGTTGTCCCATACTAAAACATCTCCATCTGAAATGCCTGATACATCTACATCACTTGCTTCTTCTAACTTGTGATAAATTGTTGGTCTTACTAATATTCTTCCTGTTTGACTTGCTCCTGTCTGAGTTTTAACTACTGCCGCTACCTCGATTTCTGTATCTGGTTTTGTTGGTAGTGTATTTGTTAAACCCCCTGTTGTGTTTGAAAAGTATAAGATATCACCTACTGCCCAATCTACACTATCTCCGTTATCTGGTGTATCTGTATAAACTTCATTAACATAACCAAACCAGCATACATAACCAAAACTTCCGTTAGTTAATGATTCTGATGCAACTCCAATAAGATAAGTAGGATTTGATTGTATCTCTGATACTACGCACTCTTTCATTAGTATGTGGTCGCCCTGAACCCCTGCGAATTGCACCAAAGCGCCCTTTGTTATGCCGCCACTTGCTTTACCATAAAAGTATAACTGTTGCCCTGTGTGCAGGTTAACACCATTTAAAACTACATCTAGTGTTCCATCTACTGAGTTCCAATAAAGTGTTCCTTGTGATTCTGAACCTGTGGGAGTATAGCTTGTATCTAATACAACATTATCAATAGGTGTAACACCACCAACACTTCCTCCCTTTACATCTTCTCCAGGGTGGTCGTGAAATATTATATTACCTTTGACTACTTTATCTATTCTTAAACTCATTAAAATGCGTTTGAGTAGTCCTGATAGGTAATTGTTCCTCTACCTGCCCAAGCACTACCATAACTTGATATTGTTGGATTGTTTGTAACTGTTGCATGTCCAAATGCAACATTTGATGATGTATCTATTTTTTTTAAATACCAATTACCTGCTTTATCTTCCTGTCCTATATAAGTTACAGTTGTAGAAGCTTCTTCTATATCATTTACATTCCATACATCTATGTCAAAAGATTGTGAAACTTCGGCAATTGTACCTACTGATACGCTAATAGCAGTTCCAAGATCTACCTTAACTGCACCTTCATCAGTAACAACTATTCTTCTTACTGTTGCATCGTTTGCAGTTCCTGAATGTCCGGTTAAAGCCGGAAATCTATTTTGATCTTGAATTGCATATTGGTCAGCCATCTTGAGGTATTCTAACTTTTAACTTAATCTTAGCTTTCTCAGGTTTGTAGTCCATCTCGCTTTCTGCTTCCTGCATCTCTTCCATTATGTCTTTTTTTCTTATGTATACAATGCATTTACCAAAATCACTGTTTGTTATCTTTTCTACTTCATAACCTGTTTGTTCAAAGAAATCATCTAATTTTGCCTCAAATTCATACATATACTGAAATGATTCTGCTGGATCAAATATAAATGCGTATTCTTTATACATTAAATTTTTAGACATTATTTACCTTTCTTTGCTTTTCTTCTCATCTCTAAAGCAATTGCTATAGCTTGTTTTTGAGGTTTACCCTCTTTTCTAAGCATAGATATGTTTTTTGATACTGTTTTATTTGAGTATCCTTGTTTCATTGGCATTACATACCTCCTTGTGGCATACCGCCACCTTGAACTTGTTGACTACCTGGTACTAAACCTACATCTCTTAATACTTCTAATATAGCAACTTTTATATCATCTGTGTTAGTTGCCTGTTGTTGTGGTTGTTCAGGCATTGGTCTGTCTAAAGCCTCTAAGAATTCTTGTGTGTTTCCAAACTTAAATGTATCTATCAAAGATTTAATTACAACATCTATCTGATCAGGTGTAACGTATCCAATCTTAGCAAGTTCTAAGAAGAATGCTGTTACTTGTTGTGCTATTTCTCTTTTACCTTCCATTGTAAATGCTGCATCTGTTGATACTTCTACATCTACTTTTGCATCTCTTGATATTATAGCTATGTCTTCAGGTAAGTTTTCACCAATTCTTTGTCTTGCTTCCATTCCTATCTGTCCTACAATCTCAAAATATCTTGGTTCATTATTTTCTAATCTTCTTATTGTTTGTGGTGTAATGAAATGATCTGCTGCAATATCTAGCATTCTTTGAGCTATGACTTCTACAATTTGTTTAAACTGGTCAGTGTTAATCTTAAGATTAGCAAACTCTGTTGCTTTTAATGATTCAATAGCAATTCCTGATTTAACTCCAGGAGGAAGTTGTGCTAGTGCTGATGTGCTTGCACCTTGTTCTTCTATAAATTGTTCTAGTAACTTAACAAAATTAAAAACATGCCCAGGAAGTGATGCCATTTGAGCTTGTTGTGGTGGTGTTGCTGTGTATTCTATAACCTGCCCTCCAGGTACGTTAGTTGGCCTGAAGTCTTCACCTTTTCTCTTTAACCAAATACCTGTTGTCATTGTGTTAGTGTATTTCTCTATTCTGTTCATAATAAGATCTAAAGACTTGTTAGCTGGAATGAATCTTTCAATCTGTGGTGTTTGATAAAGTGGCCCAGGTTCCATTGTAAGCGCTATAAATGGGTATTCTTCATTTGGTAAGTATTCATCATATAACCAAACATTACCTGCAACAAATGTATGTCTCATGACTACATCTCCTATATCTTTATCTCTAACTGCTTCAGGATACTTGCTCGCTATAAATGGGAAGTTACTTTTATTTAAATAAACCTTTTGAAATGCTTCTTTTAATATAACTGTTGCATTGTTGTCATCATTACTGCCTTTACCATATCTTGTTTGCATGTAAGCATCTTTTATCTCTGAGTTTGCATATTTCCAGTCAGGAGATATCTTTGTCTTTTGTTCTTCATCAAACATTTCATTTGCTTTTATCTTTGAAACTAACATTGGTATTGCTTTTATAACGTATGGACTGTCTTCAATGTCTGTTTGTGATCCATCAACATATATATCAAATGCATCATAAACTTTCATGTTTATCTTTTCTTCTACAAAATCAGGGTAAACTTGTAAAAAGCTAACACCATGCTTCATAGCAAGTATTAGCATTTGTGTTAGTTTTCCTTTCATGTCTTTGTCTTTCCATTCTTTTTCTATCCAAAGACCTGATGCTTTTGCCCATTGTTTTCTTTTTTCTATAAGTTCAGGTGGCATACCTTTAGCTATATCGGGATATACAACAGGAATTGGATCTGTACCCATAATAAGATTTGCTATACCTCTTATTTGTCTTGATGCTTTTGGAATTGCTCTAACCGGATCATTAGTGTTGGAGTTATAAACATCTAATACTTTACCGGTTGTTCTACTTACATATCTAAAATGATAACCATCATCAAAGAAATTATTGTCATACCATCTTTGTTCAAACTTTCTTCTTCTTGTTTTTAAAGTAGATAGCATTTCATCTATCTGCATTCCTAATCTGTCTTTAGGTGATAATCTTTTATCTAGAGCCATCTAATTGCCTTTCTATCATTTTTTGAAATATATCTTCATCTATACTCTCACTAGGTATAAATTCAGGAGGTTCGTTATTTACTACTTCTTCTTTAACTTTATCGTTGACTGCATATTCTGTTAGGTTTTTGGCTTTATTTATTTTCATTAACTCTCTAATTTGTTTATTGTATTCTTTAACTATTATTACATGATAAACAAGTAAAGTTATAAGTATTATTGCTAATGTACTAATTGTTATTATTTCTAGCATTTAAGTAAACCTCGTAAGGATTTGGTACTCTAAATTCTGTTACGTAGTAAAACACTGTATTTGTGTTTTGTAAGTAACCTGGATCCTTATCTATAATTTTAATATGGATTGGAACATTTTTGTAATCTATTTTTAATTCATTAAGTGTGTCATCTTTAGCATTTGGTATCCAAGATGAAATCATGTTTCTTCCTGATCTTGTAAATCTTTTTCTTAATATTTCTATTTCTATTTTATCTGCAACAAGGGTAGGATCATTATATTTTCTTATTTGATCTGCAATATCTCCTACTAAACAAAAATTAATTAGTCCTCTGCCTAATATATCTTCAATCCAAAACAGTGCATCTGTTAGCTCATAATGACTTGGGTATATTTTTTCCTCTTTTTTTATTTCCTTTTTAACTGGTTTTGTGTCTTCAAATAATGCACTAACTTCTTCTTTTTGATGTGTTTGTTGCATTTCTTCTAAGATATTAATTTTAGACGGCGATGATGTCATATTCTTCATCTTTCTGACCTCTGAGTTTTGACCGTATTGCTTGTTGAATACGAGTTGGTTCTTTGGTCGTAAATTTTCTAGTACCAAACAACTCTTTAACAGCTAATGCATGTGCTATGACTATGTCATCATGCAGTCCTGGTGGAGCGTTATATCTTATTTTACCACTACTTGAGATATCATATGTAAAAGCAGTAAATTCTATTAGTGTTTCTTCTAGATTTAGCATGGCAAGTCTTTCCTGCTCTATCCATAATACTAGTTTTTCTATGATTTCTCTCTTAGATTCGTTTGTTAATTTAACCGGAATAACTGCAATGCCTTCTTGTAAAAAGTCATCTGCAATAGGATCACCAACTCCTGTAGCATCTAGAACAACTGGACAACTGTTGTAATACCTATTTATTGCAAATATTCTTTTCTTTTGTGCTACCCAGTCTAAATCTTTAAATCTTGCTTGATAAACTTGATGATGTGATTCTGCATCGTAAATAACAACTACTGTGTAGTCCTGCACTTTAGCAAGGTCAACACCCATAATATATCTTTTAGTGTGCATTGGTTTTTCAGGCATTGCTACCATAACCTGTTTAACATTTTTAAATACGCTACCCTCGTCTTCTAGAAATTGTCCAAATATCTCTTGTTTGGCTACTCTTTCCGGCATGTCCATAACCATTCTATCTACCTCTTCTTTAGGTAAATATGGATTATCATAAGTTGTAACATGAAATGATTTGTAATCAGTGTTATCAGGATTTAAACCTTTAAGATATAAATCGTAGAATAATCCTCTACCTTTTGGATTACCTCCAATAATAGTTTCTGCTTGATATTCCATAAGCATTGGTTGGATTGCGTTGTGCCATAAATACTCATCTCTTAATATAATTCCTGCTTCATTTAGAAATGCTAGATCATATCCAAATCCTTCAATGTTTTGTGGATTATCAGATGATCTAAAGTCTATGTATGAATCTTTTATAAGTAGAGTTCTTGCTTGTTTCTTCCATTGCCAATGTATTTGCTTTGGAAGTTTTCTAAGTTCCGGAATCATAAATCTTTCAACGTATCTATCAATGTTTGCGTTAATTGTGTCTACCCATAAACCTTTTTTAAACTTACTTTGTAATGCTCTCATTATGTACTCATTTGCCATACCTCTTGTAAGTCCAAACCTTCTTCCTTTTGATATTATTTTATATCTGTGAGGATCCTGGAATATCTCTTTTTGTTTATCAAAATTTTTTATGTTTAATATTATTTCCATATACGAAACTGGCTCTGCCGATATTATACCAACAGAGCCAATGCTCATTTCCATCTTCCTTTCGTTCTCGCTAATCTGGCAAGAACTATACTTGCTGAACGATGTCCTACATTCTGTGTTTCTAGTATTACATGCGCTTTTGCATGGCAGTACAAACACAATAGTTTTGCATTTGATTCTGTGTCTGCACCGCCAGCACTTGTCGGTAATATGTGATGAAATTCTAGTAGCCAACCATCTGACCACTTAACACCACATTTTTCGCATTTCCATTTGCGTTTTGCTCCCCAGGATTTTCTGAGATATCTTGCAAATGGCATGATAGCCTCCTTAAGTTAACGAGTCATCATTAACTCCTTTAATCTCAAGATAGTTTGCAATTGACTCGGACAGATCGGCAGTAAATGCATTGTGTTTTGCGTTCCTGCCTTGCTGCCTGGTGAGTGCTTTACCGAAGTATGCAATGCAAACTCCATAAAGCTCGAGCAACGGTTTGTTGCAGTAAAAAGACACAACCTTACTTGTGCTTCTTTCGGTGTAGAAATCAACCACAAAGAATGTGCTGCGAATCAGCACGTTCACTTTGTAAGTTGTAACTACAGTTCCGTCAGACTTGGTAAAGATTGTGTCAATCTCTGCACGCAGAACATTGATTGCTTTACGTTTCATACGTTGGATTCTGATCCTGATCAAGCTGACATGAAACGAAGTGATAACCATCATTTTCACGAACGATGATGTGGCGCAGAACCTGGCTCACTGCACCTATACGATTCTTGGCTTCAAAGACTTTGGTCTCATGAAACCAAAAGAAACCTTTGTGTTTCCAGGTGAAATGAACAACCCATTCCATGATCTACTCCTTGAACTCGACATCGATGATTGTGTGCTGAATTACCGGTGTACCGGCTATGCGCAGATCGTCTTTGGATTTGTGCATCTTTTGAATGCAATCCTCAAACGATGTACCGTAAAAGCCACGAATTTGTGCTTGGTTTTTGTTGTTACCTCGCACAACGAACACAACAGATATGAAGTACATGTTTCTCTCCTTAGATTGTTAATGAGCAAATACTTTTACCCTGTAGGTAAAAGTGTCTAACCATTATTCTTCTATGTATACTGATATATTATCTTCTACAAACTTTTTAGTATTTTGATGTAATAATATTTTGTTTTGTCTTGAAAAATACCACTCTGCAACTCTTTGTTCTAACTTGTTATAACCACCTTCCATAATTGCAACTGCATACCAATCTGCAATCATTTCTATTACATACTTTTCAGGCATCTCAAATGCTTTCATGTTTCCCTCATTGTCTATAAATAACCAATATTGCCAGTGATGTTTGTTTCTGTGTAAATGTCTATGCCAGGCATCTTCAATTGGCATTCTTTTATTAGTTGCATAATACCTGGCATATTTACTAAATTCATCAGGTTTAAACTTAGATATGTCGTGAACTATTGCTAGAAGCCATAACTTTCTTTGCATAAGCATCTTAGCTACTAAATATTTGTGTGATAATAAGTAACCAAGATATTCTGTATATATTTTAATTTTCACTTTCATCTACAACCTCACCTTCTCTTACATCTAATAAACTTGTATCTTCTTTAACTTTAATTACTATCTCTCCCCCACCCTTTCCTGAAATCTCTACGCTGTCTTTTAGTAGTCCCTTAAGTTTTGCTGCAAGTTCTGTAGCTTTTAGTTGTGTCTGATGATCTTCTGCTTGCCACATTTTACCATTAGCTATAATTGGTTTTTTAGCTTCCATTTTATCTTTGATTTTCTTTGCTATGTACTCGTTTGTTAAGCCTTGTTGTTCTAGCACTCTCGCAATAGGTTCGCTAAGTTTTGCTAAGTTTTCAGTTCCTATAACTCTAGCAACATTTCTGTTCTTAGCATCGTATGCTCTCATTGCTGCTTCTGTAGCATTTAGTGTAGATATATATTCCTTAATAAAGGATTTTTGTTTCGGAGTCATTTTCTTTTCCATGTTATCTCCTTAATGATATAAATGTTGGTTGCTTTTTCTCTATTACTTTAATCAGTAATTCTTTTATGTCTTCTTTTTCTTCCGGATAGTATTGTTTTATGTTGTCAAAAACATTTAATAAATTATTAATATCTGTTGCATCGTGGCTATATCCATCGTGTGCATAATCGTTATCTCTACCTGATCCAACCATAATTACAGGTATGTTTTCGTGATCTATGTAAGTTCTAATAGTTTCTAAAGCTCTAATAAAAAATGGAGTTATTGTGTAAACAAAAACAATCTTACCACTCATAGCAAGTCCTACAGCCATATCTAATGCTGTTTGCTCGCTTGCTCCTATGTTTATAAATCTATCCTGAAAGTTAGCTGCAATGTTATCAAACATTCCGTAACCTAAATCTGCAGTTATTACATATATATTAGGATTTATTTCCATTTCATCGTATAAATGCCAAGCAAAATAACCTCGCATGCTATTGTGTGGTTCTGTTTGTTTCATTTAAAAGCTCCATAAAAATTACTACTGGAATTAAATCTCCTGGTATTCCAAGTTTCATTAATTCAACTTTTCTATCTTTAATCTCTTTTAGTTTTTTGTCAGGTATTTTTTTCATTGTAAATTTGTTAGTTCTAATGCAAGTTGATACTCGGATTCTGTCATAACATGGTAATGTGCATCTATCCCGGTTAAAAATGGAAATTCTTTTGATACATCTGTTTCTATAAAATGAATAAACTCATGTTTTTTGTATGTCATACCGGTTACATCATTAGCAAAGTTAGCAACTTCATCGTATATTTTTAATCTATTTTTTAAGTGATTTAGTCCAACAAAATTATATCCACTAGTACCATTGGCTAGTACATATATCTTTATGTTAGTTATTCCTAATTTTCTGATAACTTCTAATGCTTCCCACATAGATCCTTCTGCTAACTCTCCATCGCTTGTGATTACATGTATCATGTTTTCAGGTTCTGCAATTGCCATTCCTATTCCAATACCAAGTCCATGTCCAAGAGATCCTGCAGAACAATCTACTGGTTGATATAATGCATCAGGATGTATACCACCATCTTTTAGTAATTTCTCTGCACTATAGTTTTCAAAGTCTTCTAATGCTACATATAATGCAAGACCACAATGTCCTGCTGATAGTATTACTTTATCGTATGTATTTTTTCTAATGTAGATGTCGTAAATTGTATCTATTGCTCCAAGTACAGATCCTAAATGACTTAGTTTATGTTTATAACTTATTTCGATTATTTTTCTTTTAGCTAAATGGTTTTTCATTTATATCCTCAAATTTAACACCAAACTGTCCAAGAGTTGTTTCCATTATTGTAGATAGATCTCCTTCTTTAATGTTTGATTCATACTTTTGTTGAAAATGTTCTATTGTTTTTTGAAGTCCTGTTTCTAAGCTGTATTTAGGTTTCCATCCAAATAGTCTCATTGTAGTTATGTCTGCTTGCCATCTTGGTGATTCGTAATCTCTTGGAGTTTTTGTAACTTTAACTTTTGTTTTATATCTCATGATGCTAGAAATAATGTCATAAACTTCTCTGTTACTTCTTTGCCTACCTGTTCCTATGTTTACTGAATCTCCTCTAACTTTATCTATGTTATCTATAAGTACATCTATTCCTAGTAAAAAGTCTTTTATGTATATCCAATCATGCATAGGTGGTTCTATTAAGTCCACATGTTCGTTTTTAACGAGTTTTCTAATTACAGTGGGTATCAGTCGGTTTTCTTTTTCAAACTCGCCATAGACTGAAAATGGGCGTACAGAGACTATATTTTTATTATGTTCTAATGCAAACGCTCTAGCTAAATATTCTGCACCTATCTTTGTGCATGAATAAAAATTATCAGCTTCTAATGTATCTGTTTCTCTCATAACGGATGTCTTTTTACCATATACGCTACTTGTTGATATGTTAATGAATGCTTCATAATTTATTTCTAGACTTGCTCTAAGAAGTGCATAAGTACCAATAAGATTAGTTATTATTGTTTGGTCAAATTCTTTTTGATCATGATGATTACCGTATGCTGCTAAGTGATATATATAGTTTGGATTTACATCAGTTATAAATTTATTAAGTTCGACAGGATTGTTTAGTAGTTCTCTTGGAACTCCTACTGACATTATATTTTTATTTTTTAAATGGTTAACAAGGTTTTTACCTATAAAACCATTTATTCCGGTAATTAATGCTATCTTAGGTTGCATTTATTCCTCCCACTCATGACCACAACTAGGGCATGATAATTTTTTTATTTTCTTCTCTTTAGGTTCTGATATATCTTCAGAAACATCACTAACAAGATCTGAAATAGGTTGTGGTTCTCCCATTGTTACCAAATAGTTTTCAATAGGAAGTGCTGATTTGTAAAATAATTCTGCTAATTTGTCAGGGTCGTTTGCTCCGTAACTACTGTTATCAACTGTTGAGTAATGAAGCATTGCGTCTTCCCTACTCTGAAATTTCTTTTTATCTGCAACACCATTAACATAAGCTGTTGTAAGTTCTCCATCATCTCTTAATGAAATAATTGTTACCCATGCTTTTTCTCTTCCTGCTTTTTTGTATGCTCTTAGTCTCATGTTACCGCCTAATACTGTTCCATCTTCTAAAACTAGCATTGGTTTTATTTCTTCGTTTTCTAAATCTAATACAAGTTGTTCAAAATCTTCTTCTTTGATGTATCTTGGATTGTTTTCCCAATTTTTTAAATCAGATATATTTGCTAAAACTTTGTTGTCTTCTAAAAATACTTTAATCAT